GTACGCGTACAAATTAACGAGTCGCAGAATCAAGCGACCGTTAATGCTTTTTAAGGGGACCTAGACTATGGCCGCTCCAATGAGAAGTACCGACTTTCGTAGCATCGTCGAACCTATCTTAAATGAATGTTTCGACGGTGTCTACGATCAGCGTACAGATGAATGGTCCACGGTTTTCCGTGAGCAGACCGGTATTCCACGTAACTACCATGAAGAGCCTGTCTTGTACGGCTTTGGTGCAGCTCCTCAGCTGCCTGATGGCAGCCCTGTGGCTTACCAACAAGGTGGTGTGTTGTTTCTTCAGCGCTATGTGTATAACGTGTACGGCTTGGCCTTTGCATTGACCAAGGTGCTGGTTGAAGATGGCGATCACATTCGTATTGGTCAGACCTATGCAAAACACTTGGCTCAGTCTTTGGTGGAAACCAAAGAAACTCTGGGTGCCAATGTGTTGAACTATGCATTTACGGCTGGCTATAACGGCGGTGACGGCGTTCCTTTGATCTCCACAACTCACCCGATCGTTAACGGCACATTTAGCAATCAGTTGGCTACTTCCGCCAACCTAAGCCAAACCTCACTTGAGCAGATGCTGATTCAGGTTCGTCAAGCCGTTGACAACAACGGTAAGAAGATCCGTCTGCAACCTACTAAGCTGGTTGTTGCGCCTGGAAACGTGTTCCAAGCAGAAGTTCTGCTGAAGAGCGTGTTGCGTGCCGGTACTGCTAACAATGACATCAACCCGGTGAAATCCATCGGTTTGCTGCCTGAAGGCGCTACCGTAATTAGCCGTTTAACTTCTGCAACTGGCTGGTGGGTTGAGACCGATGCGCCTGAAGGCATGAAGCTGATGATGCGTCGTGGCTTGGAGAAGACCATGGAAGGCGATTTTGAGACCGATAGCATGCGCTATAAGGCCACAGAACGTTATGCATTTGGTTGGACCGACCCACGTGCCTTGTTCGGCACCCCTGGCGTCTAAAGCCAAGAGGAGAAGGCTTTCACCTTCTCCTCTTTTTATTAAATCTGATCAAGCTTTTCAAGGAGAAGATCAATGCCTCAATTTTCTGATGACCTATTTTTAGGTTCCGCTATTACCTATCAAGGTGCGGACCAATACCCTGCTGTTGCAACTTTTACTGGCTCAATTGCTACCACTACATTAACCGTTACAGAAATGCTTTCGGGTGACCCAATTACTGTTGGTATGTTTATCGACAGCTCAACGTCGTTGACCAACGGTACCTATATCACCGCATTCGGTACGGGCACAGGTGGTGTAGGAACTTACACCGTAAGCGCCTCACAAACTGTAGCAAGCGCAACCATCATTGGTTCGGGTAATGCTTTGTTGTCAAACCCATCCCCAATGAGCGTAGGTGTTGGCCCTCTGGGTCGCATTTATGTTTGGGATGCTGTACCTCAAGCTAAATTAACGACCAACATTGTTGCCGCCGTCATCACAACTGCTACCACACTCACGCTGGCCGCAGGTGCTGGTGTGACATCCGCCACGATTACAGGCGGCGGTACAGGCTTGCAACTTGACTGCCCTCGTGCGGTTTCCACAACCACAGGTGCTGGCTCCCCAACTACTGTCAACATCACCGTCTCTGGCTACGACTACTACGGTCAAGCCATGAGCGAGGTGATTGCAACAGGAACAGTGGCATCAACTACTGTCAGCGGTAAAAAAGCCTTCTACCAAATTGCCAGCGTTACTTCTTCTGGCGCAAGTGTGGTGACTGTTGCGGTAGGTACGACAGACATCTTGGGTGCGCCATTGCGCATCACTGATGCTGGGTACGTTACCCGTGCAGGCTGGAACAGCACCTTGGCAGAAGATGCGGGTACTTTTGTCGCCGCCGCTACGTTGACGGCTACCACCACAACTGGTGATGTGCGAGGCACTTATCTGCCTTCCTCGGCGGCGGATGGTATCAAACGTCTCGTGATGGGAATCGCCCTACCGGCAATCGCAGTAGGCCCAAATGCAACCCGTATTGGCGCTCTTGGCGTCACACAAGCATAAGGAGAACGACATGGGACAATACAAAGCAATGCCTAAGATGAAAACGACCGAGCCGACTGTTGAGCTTAAGCTTAAAAAAGGCGGTCGAGCTATGAAAGAAAAAGGAGGCGCACTTCCGATGGTTATGCCTGCGCCTATGTCTATGCCGGCACGTCGTCGAATGATGGCGCCTCAAGCTGCAATGCCTATGTCACGCCCTAGTATGGCTGCACCGTCTGCCATGGCTGCACCGCCTGCCATGAAAAAAGGCGGCAAGGCTGACATGGGTCAAGACAAAGCCATGATTAAGAAAGCTTTCAAGCAGCACGATATGCAAGAGCATAAAGGCGACAAAGGCACTTCCTTGAAGCTTAAGCACGGCGGCAAGATGGCCACGGGTGGCGCAATGCAAAAGTATGCAACCGGCGGCGTTGTCAAAGGCAACGGCGGTGGTTATAAAGATGGCGGGTATGCAAAGATGCCTGGGTCTGCGCACGGCTACAAAGCCGGCGGCAAAATGATGCCTTGTTGAAAACGAGTGAGGGCTTCGGCCCTCGCTTCTAATTGGAGAGAAATATGGCTGATTCAGTTACGAGCCAGACGCTTATTGACGGTGAGCGTACGGTCATCATGAAATTTACAAACATCAGTGACGGCACTGGTGAGTCTGCTGTTCTAAAAGTAGATGTTTCTGCACTAACGCCTAGTGCATCAGGTTCTGAATGTAACAGGGTTACAGTTACCAAAATCTACATTGCCAATCACGGCATGGAAGTCAGGATGTTTTTTGACGCCACAACTGATGTGCCGTTCTTTCTGTCCTCCCCCGGAGCAACGCAAACACTTGACATGACAGGCTTTGGCGGCATTACCAACAACGCTGGTGCAGGTGTTACTGGTGACATTGTGTTTAGCACGGCTGACGCCTCTTCTGGTGACACCTACTGGTGCATTTTGGAGATGGTCAAAGGGTATGCGTAAACATGCCGCTTATTAAGAGCAAATCGCCTGAAGCTTTTAGAAGTAATATAAAAGCTGAAGTCAAAGCAGGCAAGCCTGTGAAGCAAGCTGTTGCAATTGCGTATGCTCAAAAACATGCGGCTAAGAAAAACGGCGGCGATGTTCGACTTTCAGTGGCTAAAGGCGAAAAGCTACCAGTTAGTCGCGGCGCAGGGTTAACAGCAAAAGGTCGTGAAAAAGTTAATCGTGAGACAGGGTCAAACTTAAAACCGCCTGCGCCGCACCCTAAGACAAAGTCAGATGAAGCGCGTAAAAAATCTTTTTGTGCACGAATGTCAGGCATGGAAGGATCCAAGTATGATGAAAAAGGCAATCTTACTCGAAAAGCAGCATCACTAAAGCGATGGAATTGTCCTGGCTGGTAAGGATCAAAAATGTCTTATTCTGGAACGGTTGGTACGACAGTTATTACTGTACAGAACCTAATTGACCACGGTGCTCGTCGAAGCGGTAAACTGGCAGAAGAATTAACGTCAGAGCAAGTTCAATCTGCTCGTGAATCATTGTTTTTTCTGTTGGCAAACTTAATTAATCTTGGCATTCAGTATTGGGCCATTGATAAGAAAGTTTATGGCTTTACAGCAGACAAAGCCATATACTTGCTGCCTCTTGGCGGCAATGATGTTCTAAATGCTTTATATCGCTGGATGAATCGGCCAAGTGGCTCATACACATCTTCTAACGGCGGTACTTTAGGCAACGTCTATGACAATGACGTGGACACGATATGCACCCAGACCGCCGCCAATGGCAACATTGCGGTCAATTACGGCCCATCAAATCCCATTTTCATTGGCTCAATTGGTTTCTTGCCTGCATCATCCGGCACTTGGTCAATCATTTACGAATATTCACAAGACAATAGCACTTGGTCAACCTTAGTTGACCTTGGCTCTATTACCGTGGTAAACAATGAGTGGGTGTGGACTGACATTGAGAACGGCCAGACTGTGTCATACTACAGAATTCGAGCCTATAACGGTACGACACTAAGCTTGCGTGAATGGTACTTAGGCAATAATAGCACCGAGATCACAATGTCACGCTTAAACCGTGATGATTACACCAACCTACCAAACAAGAACTTTACTGCGAACCAACCGTTTCAATTCTGGTTTAATCGGACCATACCTCAAAGCGAGATCGTGCTTTGGCCGACGCCTCAGAATGCTTTTTATCAAATGACCATCTGGTACTCGCGTCAGATTATGGACGTTGGTGACCTTTATGGCGAGTTAGAGGTGCCACAGCGCTGGTACATGGCCGTGGTAAGTATGTTGGCGCACCAAATGTCATTAGAATTGCCTAGCGTAGATATGAACAGAGTGGCGTACTTAGAGCAACAAGCAAATAAGTATTTAACTCAAGCTGAAGAAGAAGAGCGCGATAAGTCTCCGGTGTATATTGCGCCTAATATTGCCCCGTATACAGGATAGTCATGCCAGTATTTCTAAATACTCGCGGTTATTCAGATATTGCAATTGCGGTGTGCGATCGCTGCACGATGAAGCGACCACATGCTGTAATGCGCAACGACCCTAATTTTCCGGGTCTTAGGGTGTGTAACGAAAATTGTGCAGACCAGCTTGACCCTTACCGTCTTCCTGCACGCAAAACTGAAAGAATCACGATTCGGTTTCCGCGCCCTGATGTGTCAGTAGCTGCAAATGACAACTATCTGGTAACCACTGGAAATACGCAGTTGCAGATCTCCACTCAAAGTAACACCCAAACGCCTCAAACCAACGGGAACTTGGATACAATAGCCCCTAACCCACCAACGAGTGCATAATGTCATCACAAGTTGTTATTACCGAATTGCCTTCTGCAGGTGCTATCACAGGCACTGAAGCAGTTCCTATTGTTCAAAATGGTGTAACAGTTCAGACGACCACTGCGGCGATCTCCGCATCTCCGTCGCAGGTCTACACTTACTTAACGGTTAACCAAACCCCGCAGTTAGCAAACAGCCGCTATGTTGGCGTGACCAACGGTTTGTCGATTACTGATGGCGGTGCTCAAGGGCTCTTTAATATTAGCACCACAGGCGCTTTGTTGTCTTTAGTAAGCTCCAGCGCAGGCATACAGGTAAAAACCAACGCTACAACTCTTGTAAACCGTTCTATTGCCATTGCCAATTCAGGCTTAAGCGTTACCAACGGAGACGGCATTGCAGGCAACCCAACGCTGTCTTTAACAGGTCAAGCGCTAAACCTTGCAAATGCCAGTTTCAATGGTTTTATGGTCTTGTCAACCGCTGGTGCGGTAACCTCTACAACGCTGGTAGGCACGGCAAGCCAGATTGGTATTACAAACACAAATGGTGTTGGAAACCCAGTGTTTTCGATTGCCAACGACCCCGTGATGCCGGGCAACGGGGCGATGACCATTCCTATTGGAACCACAGGGCAACAACCCGTTGCCTCTGCTATCGGCATGATTCGTTACGACACCACCGTAGGAGGGTATTTTGGGTACTCTGGCACAGGGTGGAATCAATTTTCTTTATCTGGTGGCGTAACTCAGGTCAACACTGGCACAGGTCTGACGGGCGGGCCAATCACTGGCGTAGGCACGATCTCAATCGCCAGCACCGCTGTGACTGCTGGCTCCTACGGATCTGCTACTCAAGTGGGCACGTTTACCGTCAACGCGCAAGGCCAACTGACTGCCGCAGCTAATTTGACAATCACTCCAAGCGGCATCGGAGCGGTGGCGTCTGTATCTGGAACCGCAAACGAAATAACCGCAACGGGCGCATCTATTGTTGTGCTGTCTTTGCCAGCAGCCTTGACTTTCACTAGCAAGACGGTGACAGGCGGCGCATTCAACATGACATCTGCGACTGTTGGCGCGGACACGGTCACGACCAATACCGCAACTCAAACGCTGACAAATAAGACTATCAGCGGCGCAAGCAATACGCTGAACAACATTGCAAATGCAAGCCTGACAAACTCGTCTGTGACTGTTGGAACAACTGCAATTGCCTTGGGCGCGTCAAGCCTAACCTTGGGTGGGTTGACTACGGTGACCGTCACTCAAGACCCAACTGTGGCGCTTGATTTAGCAACCAAACAGTATGTCGATGCAGTAGCCCAAGGGTTAGACCCCAAGGCATCTTGCGTGGCGGCAACGACGGCGAATATTACGTTGTCTGGAACGCAGACAATTGATGGTGTAGCGTTGATTGCTGGAGATAGGTGTTTGGTTAAAGACCAGACATTGAGCCAAGACAACGGGATATACTTGGTTGCGGCGGGTGCGTGGACTCGTGCAACGGACATGGACTCGTGGCTAGAAGTGCCGGGGGCGTTCACCTTTATTGAGCAAGGGACCGCATACGCCGACACTGGCTGGGTCTGCACCTCTAATGCTGGTGGTACTTTAGGCACAACTCCTATCACTTGGGTTCAATTTGCTGGTGTGGGCTCCTACACGGCGGGGACGGGCCTGACCCTCACGGGTACACAGTTCAGCATCACTAACACTGCAGTGGCTGCATCCTCGTATGGATCTGCTACACAAGTTGGTACGTTTTCAGTCAATGCGCAGGGCCAGTTGACTCTAGCGGCCAACACCACGGTGACTCCGGCGGTCGGCTCCATTACTGGGCTCGGCACTGGTGTGGCGACTGCTCTCGCTGTTAACACAGGTACCGCCGGTGCATTTGTGCTTTTCAACGGAGCACTTGGAACACCGAGCAGTGGGACCGTCACGAACCTAACAGGCACTGCATCTATTAACATTAACGGTACAGTGGGCGCTACAACAACGAACACGGGCGCGTTTACTACTGTAGCCGCAACAACTGTAACGGCAACAACTGGCATCTTTGGAGGAACTTTCTAATGTCTCAAGCAGGCTATACCCCAATATCTCTTTACTTCAGCACTACTGCGGCGGCTGTGCCCACTTCTGGCAACCTAGTGGCGGGCGAGTTGGCGATCAACACCCTGGATGGCAAGCTGTACTACAAGAATAGTGCCGGAACTGTTGCCCTATTGGCATCCACCTCGGGCGCTTCAGGTGATGTGGTTGGACCAGCCTCTTCTACTGATAACGCTCTAGCTAGGTTCGACCTCGCCACTGGCAAACTGATTCAGAACTCTGTTGGCATATTGAGCGATGCAGGCATTCTGACTGGTTTGACTGGCATCACCTCATCCGGCTCCATTACACTCTCCAGCTTAACCTCTGGTCGTGTAACTTACGCTGGCACGAGCGGATTGCTTCAAGACTCTGCCAACTTGACGTTTAGCGGAACAATACTGACATCAACGGGCTTTGCTGGCCCTATCAACGGCACAGTAGGCGCTACGACTCCTGCGACTGGGGCATTTACTACGCTGACCGCATCAAGCACGCTTGGCGTAACAGGTGTCTCCACGCTCACCGCTGGAGCAATTATCCAAGGATTGACTGTAGGTCTTGGTGCAGGTGCTATCTCTACCAATACTGCGGTGGGTGCTAGTGCTTTGGCGGCTAATACAACGGGCAGCAGTAACACTGCTGTAGGAAGCACGGCACTTCAGGCAAATACCACAGGGGCCAGCATTACAGCAATTGGTCGTGCCGCTTTACTTGCCAATACAACTGGTTCTGAAAATACGGCAATTGGACAAGCGGCATTAGCTTTTACTACTACTGGAAGTTACAACGCTGCAATGGGTTCAGGGGCCTTGTATACAAATATTACAGGCTCTCGTTCCACAGGTATTGGGCATAACACTCTTTTCTATGCAACTGGCAATGACAACACGGCGTATGGATATTTTGCTGGGCAATCAACTAGCACAGGCACTTTCAATACCTACATAGGTGGCTATGGCGGAGGTTCATACTCTACAGGGCAAGGAAACACTACGGGTGGCTCAAATACCGCAGTAGGCGCGGCGGCTCTTGGGTCAAGCACTACGGGTAGTTTCAATACGGCAGTAGGTAAAGACTCCTTAATTTCCAACACCACAGCCTCTAGCAACACTGCTGTAGGTTATCAGGCGGCTTATAGCAACACCACTGGCACACAAAATGTGGCATTTGGGGCAACAGCAGGTTATTCCACTACAACAGGTGGTAACAATGTTAGTGTTGGTAATGC